CCCAGACTAGTACATCATCATTCTCATGGTCTTCTACCATTTCTAGAATTTCATGGAATGTTTTGTCCTCTGGATAAGCAGAGAGATAATGGTCTAGTGCGAATTTTTGATATGCATTCATTTGTTTTCTCCTTTGACTAGAACCAACCACCTGACTTAGATGCGGTTCTTGCTCTTACACTACTGATTCCCTTGTATTGGGTATTTGCACAGAAAAATGTCATTACATTATGACTTTCTGCGTTTTCTTCTAGATTGAGGAATTCTACATCTTTGACGCTATGGGAATCTTGACAGCCGTAGCAATAGATTTCAGTCTCTTTCATTCTTGTTAAACTCCAGTTCGAAGATGTAATGTCCGCCACGACGAGTTTGATAATGTGTCATCCACCAAAGCATTTCATTCTTTTGCATTGCCTTGATAATCGACTCATTGCCTGACCAGCCAGCGGTTGAGATTTCAAACTTCAGCACAGTTTCGCCTTCACGGAATCGGTGCGGAACAGCCTCAGATGACCAGCCCCAATCAGATGCGTACCAGAGACCATGGATGAAGTCAAACCATGTCACCGCAAACTCATGGTGCCACGTTTCAATCAGGTGTAAAGCATCAACCGTGGGATAACCATCGTCATCCTTCGATTCGCAATACTCCTTAAAGTAATCACGCTCAAGTTCAAACTTCGCTCTTTGCATCTTATTGTATGCAGTGGCTTTGAATAAAAACTCATCACGATTCATTATTTGACAACTCCAAACCATTTAGGACCAAAGTATGATCGCAGCAATTGCATTTTTGCTTTATCAGCCTCTTCCTCTGAAAGATCAGGTCTTGCTTCCCTGACTGTTTCTTCTAAGAGGTTCAAGATAAACGTGGTCACGGCACATTCTTCACGTTCTGGTGCTTTCATTCTTCAACTCCAAAATGTTCTTTTGTGGGTTTATTCATATGCCAAGCATTATGTCCCTTGGCAATAAGTTGCTCTTGAACAGATAAAACTTCTTGAACAATCAACTCGGCAAACTTCTCAACCTCTTCCATCTTACCATCAGATTCATACTGGATAAGACCAGACTGTTTTGCGAGCCTTAAAATACGTTCATTCATCACCATGGACCTTCCATCATGTCCTGCAGGTAATTATAAACTAGATTCGGCTCAGAGTCAAATGTTTTACGCGGAGTTTCTCCATCAAAGATCTTGTTCGGAGAATCCCACCACTGATCAACATAATCTTCACCGACTATAGCAGTCACTAGTGCATTACAACGGTTGCGCAAAGATTCATTCATGATTCACCTCAAATTCCAAAGCCTTCGATTTGCGCGCTGGCTTCTTTAGTTTGGCGATTTCGTTTGCCAATTCAACGTAGTTATCATACACCTGATTTGCGAGCAGGTGCAAAGATTTGTCTTGCGTCTTAAGACGTTCTATCAATACAACAAGGTTCCCGTCTATGAATCCGTTCAGCGTGTAAACCTTTTCCATGTCGATAGGATTCTTCTTGGTCATTTGTCACCCCTCGCACGTATTGCCCGTGCAGCCATGTCTGTTGCGTAATGACCTTCGCAAACGTCAGCACACGCCTTACGCTCAGCAGCGGCGACAAGGTTGGCAAAGCGTTCAATAGCCTCTACGTGCGAAACACTCCAAGGATTTATGATGTACAATCCTTCTACGCACCCAGCCTCCCGCGCCATGCGGATGATGTCATCGCGGTTCATTTCTTTTCAGTCTCCCAGCAGAGAATATAACCAAGACAGAAAGAGGGGAAGATAAGAGTCATGACCCCAGTCAACCCTGCGATGCCCTGAGAGAAGAACGCAGCCAGAAACCAGCCGACGAACCAGAGCACACTAATTACAATTGCTGCATACTTCATCACTTCACCTCCACAGTCTTAAGAGACTCTTTACTGATACATTCATAGCCACCATATACTTCCATGTAAATACCATTAGCATTTGCACAAGCATCGGCTTTCTTATTTTGTTCTAATAAAGCAAAAGGATATGCAATAACCAGAAAAATACCAAACAACATAAGGATAAAGAAAAAAATATTGAGAATCTTGTCAGAAATCCATTCAAAACTCATTACAGCAACTCCTCTTGTTCAAATGATTCATTCCAATTCTTTTCTTCTTCTTCCTGTTCCTGAAGATAGTACGCTAGGTCTTCAGGAAGACCAGACCATTCAAGCAGGTCAACAGGAATGTGGTCGAGGGAATTTTCATTCTCGAAATTCCAATCATAATCCTCTTCCACGCCATCCATGAACCTGCCAACGAACGCACAGCCAGGCTCATAGTACATCGCATCAACTTTCCAACCCTGCTCTTCCATCTTGCGATAGACGCCAATCGGTGGCGACCAAGCAGTTTGAAACGTCATATGGAGCGACTTTTCATCTTGCGAATAATACACTTCAGAAGTATCCCACTTCGTGCCCCAATTTTCAACGCACCAAGAATACCAATCTTCGGTGCCTTCAGGCATGGGGTGAACGTGCTGAAAGAATACGTCATTGCCTTCGACTTCAAGTCGAGCAACCAACGCTTCAACAACACCCTTATCTTCGTGAGTCAGAATCACGGAATTCGAACACCAATTAGGCATTACAGTTTATCCTTTTGAGCAAGTTTATTAATAAGAAGATTGCGCTGCGCTCGCAGCCGCTTTACCAAATCCCGTTCTTGTTGGAGTTGGCGTGTTAATTCTAGCACCGTGGGAAGCGAGTCAATCCTTTCTAGGATTTCGTCAACCCATACAGGCAGCGGAAGTTTCGGTGGCGTCTTAAGTTGCATCGGGCAAAACCTTGCCGTCCGGCGAACGAGGCAGCATCATCCACTCTAACAGGATATCTTTCGCCTCTCGTCGATCCAGCCCGAACACGTCAACAAGATACGAGGCAGCACCAAACATATTGGTGGCACCACTCTCACGCAGATCTTCCAAGAAATAGAAATATGCTTTCTTATCCATTTTCATTCTCCCGAATCTTATCTAACTCACGCAGAACCTTCACCTCGAGCGAATAAAGGCGATCAAGGATCGGATCCACAAACTTGCCTTCTTCGAACAACGCAGTTATTTCGTTGTTCATTTCGCGCTCAGCGATTACAAAATGCAGGCAGTTGTAAATACTGCACAATTCATCTTCATTGAACATCTTATTTCCTCTTACTTGCAGCAGAGAACACGAGCACGCGATTCCCAACGGTCAGGCATCGCTGCCTTCAGGTCAGCAATCTTAACAACGATACGCAGCGACAACTCACGCAGGGTATCAGCATTCTTTTCGATGAACTTCATGATTTCGTTTTCATCGACCTGATTCAAACCACGAGTACGCAGCATGCCATCTTCCAACTTCATCTTGATGCGCGTCAGGTAATCCTTGCGCGTCTTCATCTTGAGGTCAAGATACTGCGACCGCGAGACGAGTGCCTCAAAGTGCGGCGACAACTTTGAGCCACGAGCGATGAAATCGTCGAAATCGTAGTTGGTGATAAAGATAACGGTGCCTTCGAATTCGAAGTTGCGCGGCAAACGCTCACCGTCTTCATCTTCCATCTTCGATTCAGCGAGCCAAGAAAGAGTGCGCTTCTTGGTAGTATCGCATGCCTTCTTGAGAAGGTTCAGCGAAACGTCATCGTTGAAAATCGAGTCAGCGTCGTCAAACACGACAACTGAGCCCTTGTGGCGGTACTCATGCAGCGTCTTATACAGACCAGTCGGGCGCACGAAACCCGAAATCATGGCATAGAACGGATTGCGCTCTTCGAGCACACGGATGACTTCCGACGATTTACCCAAGCCCGCAGGACCAGAGATGACAACCGCACGGACGACACCGTCGATCGCAGCATGGGTGACGTCAGTGAGAGTTTCAAAACGCTCAGCCAACTTCTGACGAATTTCAGTTTCCGACTGCTCCACGACGGGAGCAAGCACGATCTTAGAAACGGTCAACGGCTTGGTGACACCAGCAGCCATGCGCTTCTTCGTCTTACGGAAACCATTTTTCGGAACACCACGAGGCATAAAAATTCCTTAATTCACTAACCTATAAGACAATTGTACTAAAAATAAGAGGATAAGACAAACTAAAAAAACCTAATGAAATCAATGACTTACATGCCGAACGTAAGTCATTGATTCTTATAGGGATTTTACGCTGCTACGGCGAAACCAGAAGTTGACTTCTTCGCCTTGCCCTTCGCCTTCAAACCAACCACGACGCCTTTCTTATCTTTGAAGCGCAGGTCACTTTCGTCACCGTTGATGACTTCGAAACCCTTATAAGAAGAAGGCAGCGTCTTATCCTTAAACACCACGGCATAATTCATGCCACGACCATAATTCTTCTGCGCCTTATCCCAAATCTTGGCGAATTGCTTTCGCGCAGAGACAGAGAAAGTCATATGGTAATTGGGAATGTGCGCAACTGCACGATTCGGAATCTTCGTGTAGTCATAGAATTGAATATTGGAGAATATTTCAAAGATGGTCTTATTATCAGCAACAATAAGATCTTCCCAGCGGATATCGCTGGTGCCATTGAGGCGAACAGCGAGCATGTAGCCCATCTTGTCAGCCTTCTTCTTTGCGGCAATTATTTCTTTGCGCAACTGAATGAAAAACGCAACCCGATCCTCAAAAAAGAATCGAGTGCGAGCAATGCGTGCTTTTTGCACGGCATTGAGTTTGACGATGTGACCGTCAATTTCGATCGTTTCAGCATCAGCACGTGCCATGCCACCACGACCAGCAGTATTGAGGCAGTCACCGATGCAACCAGCAATTTCCGCCAACGGGCAAACTTGGTAGCCAGACAACTTCCAAGGAGCCAAGTACATAATAGCAGTCAAGACGCCTTGCGTCTCGCCCTTGACCGTCTTCGAATCAGCAGAAATGGTAAGCAGGTCCATCTTTTTTCCCTTAATCTTTACTATAAGAGTATTGTACTCTTACAGCATAATAAAGTAAAGGGGAAAAAACCTGAATGAAATCAACAACTTAGTCGGCGTCAGGCGCAGGATTCTTCATGTACTTCTTAAGTTTCTCGATTTTACGGTCTCCCGCCTTCATAATAGCCTCAGGATTAATATATCCCTCTTCCATTAGGATCTTACATAAAGCAAAAACATCACCCATTTCACTTTCGATGTTTTTCATATTTAAATCAGTTTTGCCAAAACGATTTAGTTTGGCAATTGCTTGAACCAATTCGCCACATTCTTCCTGTAAAACAACAAGAAGCTCTTCTTCACGATTAAGATCCATTATTAAGCACCAATTCCCTTTTTCTCTAACTTAAACTTTCGCTCAGGAGCAGCACGAGAAATAACCTGCAGCATTTCTACTGCTAGCATTTCAAACTGCGTATCCTCAAATAACTTTGCACCACTCACGAGAGAATATTGATCGAGGCTTGCAACCACGTCATCATTTTCTTCGTCAATGATCAAAATATAACTGATTCCCATTGCAATATCTCTTGCAGTGGTATCGCCTTCTTCCTCGATTGTACCAAGGTCGTCAAAAATAGATTGATTCATTTTATTACCTCTTAAAATATTCTACGATTTCAGGACCAATATCAGTGTCTTCCATATCTTCCATATAGTTTGCAATTTCAGCGCACTGATTAATGATTGCATCAGCAAATCGAGCTAAAGCAATATCTGCTGCTTCATCAGGATTAAGAATGATAATATTATCACCCCAAAAACCAATACCCGCCTTCTCTGCAATTTCTAAAATTTTCTTATTCATAATTCAATTCAGCCTTTATTTTAGATTCTAATTTTGAGATTGCAATATTATGCAACTGTTGGGGAAAGGGGCTTTTATCATGGTAGATGTATGTTGATATGATGAATATAAACTCAGGGAAAGGACAAATTCTTTCAGGGTCAATTAGCCTTTCAGTACATTGCAGCATCTTTGCGTAATCTTCCATTTTCTCATATGTTTGGGCGAGACAAACTAGATGTTCATTTCTTTTGGGGCAAAATGCTTCAGCCCATTTATAATACTGGATTGCATTTTCGATGTCACCTATAAATCTATAGGCGCTACCGATGCAATAAAATGCAAAGTATGACATTTCATCAATGTACTTTGGTTGTTTTGTATTATCAAAATCATGGAATAAGTTTACATATTCTCTAAAGAAGAAAATGCTTCTTCTCGCATATTCATCTTGCTGAATCTTTCTGAGTGGCAATTCAGTATTTTGATACGAGTCGCTATAACTTTTACCAATATACCAAAAATGATAACCATCACTGAGAAGAGTATTTTCTCTCATCATTCTTTCTTCAAGTTTTAAAGCATCGCTCAAATACTTGGTTGGTGCTTGATAACTTTCACCATATGAATCACCAGAAACCATTCTAAAAGAAGAAGGTAAATTGACTCTGTCAAAGCCTTCACCAATTCCATCAACATCCATTGCAATTGTTTCGTGAGCAGGGTCGTGATTAAACTTCCATGGGAATCTTGTATTCCAAATCCAGGCACGATAATAAACAATACTGGGAGCCTCTGATTGAACATGGAATGAATGAATATCTAAGTTATTCATTATTGACCAGTCAAAATCTGGGTCAATAACTAGAGTTTCATCACAGTCCATTTTCATGAGCCAATGACATTTATGGTCAGATTTCAAAAAGGTTTGCAAAACATGGTCACGATTCCAACCAAATCCAACCCAACCCTCATCTACTTTATACATGAAACCAGGAATGTTAGTTTCTTTCGCCCACTGATGAACAATGTCTGGAGTTCCATCAGTGGATCCATTATCCTGCATAACCCAATAACTAATATATGGAGTTACAGAATCAAGCATGGCGCGAATATTCTTCGCCTCATTCTTAAACATGGATATCATACCAAGGCGAGGTTTCTCAATGGTATTTTGAAAATACCGATTGTATTCATCTGGACTTATTGGAAACTCATATTGATTCTTATCTCTACTCATGAAGTTGAATGCATTCGGAAAATTGGTTGCAATCCAAAATTCACAATTAAACCTTCCATGAGGAGCATCATACAGATAATTCTTATCTAAAGAAGCAACGTAGTTTGCATTTGCCCACCAGAAATTCCCAGCATAGTGTGGTTTATCTGTAACTAATATGTCATTTTGGATAGCATTTTGATAATATTCTGTTCCCACAATGTCATGGGAATTGCAGTGTTCTAAGCAGGTTTTCCAGTTATCAATGACAAAATATTCAAGATATTCACGCCAACATTTGGTAGAATTTTCAAATTCTGTATTGTGCCAAGTAACACCCTTTGCATGCAAAAATAGAACTTTATAGTCTGGATTATTCTTACAAAATTCAGCCATATCAATAAGAGTTTCTATTTCTGAGCTGGTATTTCTGTTTCTCTTGAGAACACCATGTTGCTCGACTTTATCTAAGTTAAATGGCATTCTATAGCTGCCATTAACACCAATATGAATATAATCGGCAGCGTCATATAAACCAGACCTTTGCAATCTAGTTATTTGATGTTCAAATACTTGTTTCCAATTACCTATCTGATATAGATGATAAAAGATTGCAATCTTGTTTGCCATTATCAACTCACTTGTTTCTTGGGCGTTTTCTTCTTTGGCTTCTTAAAGATATTATCCCAGTTATCATCAAACTGCTTTTGAGGGACACTCAAAGGGCGAGGTTTGCTTCCCTTTCCGTTCATTTACTTATACAAGCTCTTGACATCAAAGCCAGGATGACTAGGGTCTTCATGCTTTACATCAGTTGGGGCTTGCGGAGCAGCGACTAGAGGTGGCTCGAAACATTCAATACCAGCAGCCTTCATTGCTTCATCAATCTCAGAATCTTGTCTTGCACGGAAGCAGGCAGCAGTAGGATAACCCAATTGAACAAGAAGTTGAACTTGTTTAATCATAACGCAATTCTTATCGACGATAGTCTTACCACCAGAAACACCGACAATTTGTGTTTGTACTGCTGCAGTAGCGGAACCGAGACAGGTATCAAGACCAGAAGTCAAACTGCCTGAATATGCACTATTGACTGCGGGGCGATAATCACGATAGTTTTGAGTGATGTTTGTAGAATTTCCACTTCCATTACCAGTTGCAGTAGCGATAGATTGCTGATTCTGATCCTGTCGCTGACTTTGGTCTTGAGTTTGACCTTGGCTCTGATTTAGATTATTGACGTTTGTGCTATTCACATCATTACGATTGCGATTTACATTATCGACAACATTTGTATTGGTATTCGTCAATGAAGAGTTAACAGTGGTTACAGGAGCTCCACCTGGAGGATTGTTGTTATTGTTATTTTCATCATCACTTGCACAAACAGGTGAAGCAAAAAGGATTGCCGAAATTGCTGACACCAAAATCATATTCTTATTCATAAAAACTCCTTAACCAAGATATGCTTGAAAAATAATACCATCTTCAATAACTAGATTGACACGTTTGAAATTAGAAGTGCCTGGGTTGTCTATAAGATGTGCTCCATCTCGATTGACAACTCTCCAAGTATAATTCATTTCAGCAATGTATTTTCTTGCGTCAAGTTCATGCATGCCGATAAGATTACTTGGTGTTAACATTCTTCTTCCTTAATTTAGATTGGGTTTGAAATACCAATCATCCCAACGAGATACATCAGTGTTAAATCGCTGATAACCCTTTGATGTTAGTAATTCAAAGATTGGTTGCCTTTCAGCACCCCAATTATGTTCAACTGTGATTAGTGACACATCATACTTATCCCAGTTCAAACTCTTTAAGATTTCATACTCTCCGCCTTCGGTATCTACGCTCATATAGTCAATCTTTGATGGTGCATTATATAGCGCGAGAAGATCGTTAAGAGAAATAGAAAGAACATTAAAATTCTTTTCATAAGAAGTTTGATCTGCTTTAAACTCTTGAATGCAGGATAGCAACCCAAGATCTTTGTCACCGGAATCAAAGAATGAAAGAATTTTACCAGTTTCAGGATAGACACATTGCGTATTGATGTGACAATTTCTATTGTTGAAAAGTGTCTTATGGTGACGAATGAGAGGTTCACAGACGATTCCATTCCAAGCATAATCTTCTTCTAGGAGAAGAGAATTGCTGAATGTCTTACCGTCTGATGCTCCAAATTCAACAAAGAAACCATCTTTCTTGTAATTTAAATTTTGCAGAACCCAGATATCTTGCTGAATTTGTGCGTATGTCTTCACGTGAACATTCTCCTAAATTTGGTACGAGTGGCGGGACTCGAACCCGCATTCGAATTTGGTGCGAGTAGTGGGACTCGAACCCACATGCCTTTCAGCGTCTGATTTTAAGTCAGATATGTATGCCATTCCATCATACTCGCGTATTTTTTCCTCGATATGTTTCTGTTTGTGCATGACAGTTTGGACATATAATTCTTAGATTTGAAAGAAGATGATTATTTTTATCACCATCTATATGGTCTAATTCTAGAGAAATAGGTTTTCCCATCCATTCTGTCGTACTACAAATTTCACATATCCTACTTTTAATACCTTCTTTAATTAATCTGTTTCTTATCTTATTTGATTGATATTGTGGATGTTTACCAGTTAAAATATCAATAAGATCAATTTTGCGAGAATCATTATTATTCTTTTTTAAGCCTTTACCAGATTGATTCGTCTCAAATACACCTAATCTTAGCGCATGTCTTCTGTATGTACCATATTGAATACCCAAAGAAGCAGCTGCTGAAGTTGCAGATTTATGTGTTTTTGATGCGTAAATTATTTCAGTATCAGTCGCTTGTATCTTTTTACCCATTAGACGCTCCAATTATATTATCTGATACGTCTATTTATAAAAAAGATAAAATCACACTCGCATTGTTTGGCGCCCCCAGAAGGACTCGAACCTCCGACCTGATGGGTAGAAACCATTTGCTCTAATCCGCTGAGCTATGGGGGCAATGACTTATATATGCATCATGCAGACAACTTCGCATGAACTCCCTTAACATGGCGACAATTCTTGCGATATTGGAAGCCAAGGCAGTCACAAGTATACTTGTTTGCATTCTTGATTACAGTATAAACTTTATTTTCGGTTTTGACTTTGAATGCACGAATGTCTGAGGTCATCTTTGACATGGAAGCAGAACCACTTAGGATTTCAATACTTACAACATTGTCAAGAGAGATATTTCGCTTAGTCATTCGCGAATCACCAGTCATATTAAACGTGAATGGATGGTCACGCTTCTCTGAAGGAAGCACGATACCCTCATGGATAAAATGGTTGAATGGCTTGGTCTGGTAATCGAGATAGTAAATGTTACGGTGCTTGGTTGTAACACGTACACGAGAACCAGGATTAGGGATTTTTACGTTAACGCTACTCATAATAATAGTATACTCTTTTTATCTTGAAAAGTAAAAAGAAAAAAACTTCAATGAAATCAACAGGTTAGGCGTTAGCGGTAATCTTCTTCATATTCATAATCATCTTCAGAGTAACTTTGATTCGCATTATAGCGCCAGTTTTTGCTACTGGTGGACTCTTCGCGAGGTTTCGCCTTTTTCTTTGAAACCTTTTTATATTCACTCGCGTTATCCCAATCGTTCTCTTCGAACTCATACTTTTTCTTGCCCATATTATTTACTCTTAGTTTCCTCTTTCATCTTGTTACAAAACATCTTATACAGACCCCATTCGCGACCATAGGCTTCAATTTCCCATGGACTCTCGAAATACTTTTCTTCATTCTCATAATGAGAAGGATCAAAACGCATACCCTTGAAACGAACATCTCCTGACTTATAGTCAAAGATCTCACCATTCAAGTATTGCTTGACGTGAGTCAGTTCATGTCCAAGATCGACCAGCAAAGATCTGTATTTGATCAGTGCTTTCTTTGCTGTCTTGCTGATTGAATTGATATTCACAACGACGGTAAACTTCTTCTTCTCATTCTCGATGCCATCATAGGTGCACCAAGCATTATAGTTCTTGAGATCGTTCTTGTCGACCTCAGCATCAAATTCTTCCGGACTCATAACCTTGATGATAACCTTAGACTTGTTTTGGATCCCACGGCGAACCATACGATTCAGAACAAAACTCGCATACTTTCTAATGAAAGACTTTTCTTTCGCATTCAAATAATTGCTTGAAACTACAATCATTTCTACTCCAGGATAGTCCTATGTATAGGTATTTATTACTTTATCACTCGAAGAATGACAACATCCTTACCAAATTTGCCATTCGTCGGACTCGACTTAGCATTGATAGAATCCATCAGTTTCCTGAGTGCAATCTTACCACCATCAATAACAGTCGCCAATACCTTCTCTGGTTGGCGTAAAGTTTTCAGGTAAGACTCTTGAATAGAGTGGTTTTCTACCTTCGTTCCTTTTAGGAGCAATCCGACGCTATCTAGAGCCGAATAGACACCTAATTTACGCGATTTGGTATTGAAAAACCAGACCTGAGACGCACCAATGATATTTACAGGGTTTATTGACTGAATCTTGTATTTGTCGTCTTTTGGCTTATACTGTACCTTAGAAGCCATTTTCTCGAAAGAAACAGGCTTTTTCTTGCGGGGCTTGCGAGTCTTACTGACGTTACCTGAGAGACGCTCTGCATCGCTTACAATATTGGTCATTACAGCAAGAATGTTCTTGACCTTATCTTTACCAATACGCAGATAGGCATCTCGATATTCTTTATCTGTGCCCTCGATTGAATTGAGGATCTCAGCAGCCCTTTCGCGGAACCAATCTGCAATCTTGGTTGCATGGATGGGCTTGACTTCGCTCTTAATGAGCCAGTCATATGCCTTAAACTTGTTTGCAGTCAGACTATGACCATAATCGTCAACCAAGCCCTCAAGTTCACCGATGTATTGCTTGGTTTTTGCAGCAATACGTTCCTGTAAATTTACAACAGGAGCAGCCACAACCTCATTACCATCATCGTCAATGACTGGTTTGATTACTTTGGAGGATTCAACAGCCGCATCATATGCAACCTTCATCTCATTAATTGCAGTTTCTGTACTCTCAGGGAAAATGAAACCACGATTCCTCATCTGCACTGCCCAAGCATATGATCGATGATTACGAGCAATCTTGAGTTCGCAGCCAAGGATTTTAGCTGCGTCTTTTTCAGTTTTCTCTTCATTGTACCAATTCATTGCATGAATGATATCAATAGAAGATGCCGGAGCCTCCCCAGTATAGGAAGGCTCCGAGTTGTTCACAAATACATGTTTACGTTTTGCCACTTACATTACTCAGTTAGAAGACTACGAGTAGAACCACCAGTATTTCGGATTTCAGTCACAGAATCAACACGGAACGAACGCCACTCACTGAGATCTAAGTCATAGACGCGAATTGTATTCCCAGCCTCAGTCAATAAAGTTCCCTTTCCACGAAACTGCTCAGGAAGGTATTCATCCTGAAGAGTGCAGCGCATGACTCGCGAGCTCCCATCAACCTTTGTGAAAGTTACGGTTGCAACACCAGACTTGAGCAAATTATAAATTCCATTAAAATCAAACATTACATACTCCTACATCAACGGGTAAGACTATATTCTACCGTATATGAGTTGTAAAGGCAAATAATTTATACTATTTCAACTTCGGATTTCTTTTCCGCTACTTGACCTAGAACGTTCAACAGCTTTGTATTGAAAATTTTCTTAATAATTTCATCTGATTTCTTGCTCTTCTTAAGGATGAAACCTTCCTTATTCATGTTAACGTACTTCTTAACATGATGCTGTAAATCTCCGAGTACTGCTTCGAACGCATCAGCGTTGTCATCATCTTCATATGTTACAATGTGATACTTGTAACCCATTTCTGTTTTTACAAAATTTCTATCTGATTCTTCGTTCAATTTCATTGTCATGAAATGCCATTCTTCGTTTTCGTCATTTTCGCTGGTTATATGAAAGTGTATACCATCAATTTCTTCTTCATCAATCTTTAGATTCTTTAGTGTTACTTGATCCATTTTTGACTTCCTTATTTAAAGTTGAAAAGCCATACTTGGCGATATAATAAGAATCAACGATGTCAGTGACAGGGCTGCCCAATGTGCCTGTCTTTGAATAAAATTGAATCAGGTTTTGTCCAGTTTCTTCGAGAAATGTATCATACATTTTTTGTTTATCTGCGTTACCTTTACCTGTTGCAAACTTCTTAATTGCTGAGGGTGCGAATGTCGTAAACCTAAGACCAATTTCCCACAACTTGTATTTTAATAATCCACAATTCTCAGCAATGTGGAATACTCGCCCAGTAGAGCCGAATGAATAGTCTTCAATGAAGACTTGGGGAATGGATGGGCGAAGTGGGATCTTATTTAAGAAGAACTCAGCAATATTATCATAGCGTTCTTGCTCTGAGAAATACTCTTTATGCTCATAACCAACTGCATTACCAAAAGTCCCCACCATTTTCTTATTAGATGTTAGATAGTAAAACATACACTTATTATAAGTGGGTTCTACCATAACGCACATGGCGGGGGAAGTCAAAGAATAGTCAATCCCAATTACCATGACACATCTTCGGTTTCTTCTTCGTCTTCTTCTACAAGATCTTTTTCTTCTTCAGTTGGCATTTCATCGCCACAGAAAGGGCAATATTCAACATTACCATTAACTTCTTCGAGTAAATAATCTACCGCATACTGCGATTCGCAATTTGGGCAGGAAACTCTTAAATATGCATCTGCTGTCATCTAAAACACTCCTTTAAACTATAGAAAAATAGATGGAAAGGATTAACCTTTCGGGGTGCCGCAGTAGTGGAACATATACCACTCTTGCCACTAGCGTCAGAATGCATCAGGTATCCGGGAGAGGCTCCCTCCAGTTTCTTGCTAGCTGCTGCGAGCGCATCTCGCCAGCCATCTATTCTCTATATATGGGTGTTTATTTCTTAGTCGAAAAAGAAAATTTGGAATAAACGTGAGTCTGTTATGTCTTTCCCACAATACTTCGTTGCAGCATGGAAACAACGAGCATCAAATATGATTAATCGATTGTATACATTGCCCACAGTATCGACCAATTCAAACTTTGTGCTGTCAATAAATCCACCATTGAAGCATTCTCCAGCATTTGGGTGCTCATCTATATGACGAATTCTTGTTTTCTTATGGGCGTAGAGGCTAGTTCCAGTTTCAAATGGAGCATTAGGTGTTAGATAAACAATTGCAGCCCAAGTTTGAAAATCGTTATGGTACACCAACATATCTTCTGGTAAGCAGTACTGGAATTTACCATTCATTCCATGACTTTCCCATTCACGGATTTTGATTCCCATAATATCTTCGAAGGCGTGTTTGGTTTGCGGAAATAGGAAATTATTAAATGTTCTTCTTCCCTTATACCAGTCAGATCCATTTTCATATTCTTGGTTTAAAGCAAGTTCTCTAATCTCATCAGGATCAGAGTAAAAATTATCTACAACAAATAATCTTTTCTTAAAAGCTGGATTGATTTCGAACATAACTCACCTCTAGATTTGACTTAAATGTGGTCTGCGCGCATCACTTTTCTTTGCAACTAGCCATGCATTGGTTACAGCAATCTGATCTTCCCACCAAATCGTGTCCAATCTAAATGCCTGGAATCGAATATCTTTATTGCGAATGAACATTGCTTTATCTTCTCTAATGTAATACCAAAAAGAGTTTTCATTCCAATAACTGACATGTGTGGGATCTTGGAATGCACCACGACCATCTGTGCTTGGAACCTCGATAAATGCCCAACCACCATCGGCAAGTACGCGATGAATTTCCTTCATAATCTTATGTTTGTCGTGCAGATGCTCAACAAGATGAGATGCATTCAATACACCAACGCTATTATCAGGAAGTGGAATTCCATCATTCAAATCGCAGATGATATCTGCATTTTCTTGGTCTAAAGTAATACAACCTGGCTTTGGATTGATTCCACCACCAAGTTCAACAACACCAAGACCTCGCAACTCTGCTTCACGAACAGCAAGTTTCCAAGCATTCTGATTAAAAATCTCTACAGTTTTTTGTTGGATTGCAGCATTTCTTTCTAACCAAGTATTTTCACCAGTTACTCTATAGATGTATAGAACTTTGGGAATATGTTTCATCTTTGTATTGAGATAGGTGCGAATCATCAATTCATGATCATCGCAAATCTCGTATGCTGGATCGTGTCCACCAATGCTCTTGTAAACGTTCTTTCTCCATGCTCTAACATGGTCTGGTGCATACCAAATAAATGCAACGCTCTTACTAGTTGGATCAAAGGAATCCATAGAGAAAAGTTCTTTACCCTTCCAATTAAATGTCTTATGTGACCAACCATAAGCTGAACCATAAGGTATGAATTCATTTTTTGTATGGTATACTGCACAATCGCTAAATGCAAACCCGATGTCTTCTTCCTGAAAGGCAACATTTAATTCTTCTAGGCAATTCTCAGTAATCATGTCATCATGATCAATTTCAACAAGAACATCACCAGTTCCTAGATTGAAAGCTTTGTTCTTGTTATAACCAACAGAAGTATTTGAGTCATCGCTGACAAAGATCTTTACTCTGTCATCCTCTTTGATTCTAGAACTGACGAAAGCAGTGCTCGCACCACCATTCAACCAAAGAACCCATTCCCAGTTGGTATATGTTTGAGCAATGATGCTGTCATACAATTCATCGAGAAATGAGTTCTTGATGTGAGTTGGAGTAATAATACTAAATTTCAAATTATTCATAATTTACCTTTTTACTTGAACCAGCCGATCTTCTCTCCAGCTTCCTTACGACGCTTCCATTCTTCTAGAGTTCCAGGATAGCGGATTGCCCAAATCATCCAGAATGCCATGAATAAACTTACACCAAGAACAAGTTTCCAATTATGAGTTGTGAGCCAAAGAATGACAAGACTTGCATCCATAGAAGCAAACATAATCCACTTTACCTTGGTTGGATAGACTCTATTTTCCTTCCAATTAGTTAGGAATGGACCAAAGAGTTTATGATTCATCATCCAATTATACCACTTATCAGAGCTCTTAGCAAAACAGTAAGCGGCTAAAACACTAGGTGTACTCCAGGGGATACCTGGAGTCACCACTCCGATGTAAGCAATACCAAGGCAAATCATTCCAGCAACAAAGAATAATAACTTTTTCATTTTAATTCCTAAATTTCGCAGCCGCCAGCAGAAGAACATGCGAGAGTTTGTGCACCTTCAGTTGTATCTGTTACTTCCGTGAACTCAGTCCAGTTGATTTCAACATTCTGAGTTGCGAGGAGTTCGTTATACTTAGCCTCATCAATTTCCTCATATGGAGCCTGACGATACGAACCAGTATCGCGTGGTAGGAACGAAACACCCGAGAGCGAAGCCATATTCTTGTAAACCCAAGCGCCAACATCCATCCACTCATCATCGCCGACGAATACAGTGATAGATGGCTTGTGCTCGCACCAGTGGTCCTGGTAAACTTTCCACAACTCAAGCTGCTGAATAGCAGTTACATCCTTGGTAAGGATTGCACCATCAGGAGCCTTCATTGGGAAAGAGAACACCCAATTGCTCTTGCCGTAGAAATCTTCTTCAGCAGTATATCCCTTACCAATCATAAAGTCAGCAAGTGGATCCTTCTTGTCAGCGCGGACACGACGGATGTAGTACTTGCTATAACGTGGGTGAATACCAGAAGCAGAGTCAACCAACTGGCTTACGGTGCCCGATGGCTTGACGCAAGTGATAGCAGCAGACTGTTCAATACCAAGGATGTCGGCAAACTTCTTATTGGTATCAACACATTCCTTACGCATTTCTTGTAGTGCGCGAGGAAGATCGCCATGCTGATAATTTGCAGGGTTGCTACCATTCAACAAAGCATGGTCCATGATACCAGTTAGCGAAACGCCAAGCAAACGCTCTTCATCGCAGTTCTTCTTCCACTTCTTATTGATATAACGGAAGTCAGTCATAGTGGACTGAAGTGTACCAATGATTGTGGCGAGTCTCGCCTTACGCTTTAGATCTTCAACGGTATCTTCTGCGCGAACAACAACCTCAGAAAGATTGCAGAACTCATATGGGCGAAGGATAATCTCAGAGCAAGGATTGGTTCCAAACTCATGATTGGGGTCACGACGCTCATACTTTGCAGCAATTGCCTTTGATGCCTGACGCGAAAAAATACCACGTTCACCAGACTTCGACATGTATAGAGCAACCCACTCGCTCATGAACGTATCCATGTCTGGCTTCTGTTCATAGACAGCAGAGTTGTTGGCTAGTGCACGCTGACCATCGGCAAGCCACCAAGAACCAGATTTAGCATGACGAGCAGCGTCGTCATTAAGATCGGAAAGAGAAATAAGAGCAGAACGACGTACACCTCCGCAAACCACGATGTCAGCAATTTTACAAACGATGTCATGACATTCCAATGTGGTCAACTTACGACCACGTGCTTTGTTGAAGATGTTGAGAGTAAAGTTGAGCAGGTCAATTAGCGGCTCTGGTCCTGATGCTCTTCCACCGAAGGTCTTGAGTCGTTCACCCTTCTTACGAACCTTTGATACGTCCCACTTAGCCAACTTTCCAGAATAAAGCAAAGAAACGAATTCTCGATAACCAGTCGCCCAACCGATCTTGGAATCTGCAAAAACCACTGTAGTGTCGGTTGAATGAATTTCATCTGGCACCTCTGGGAGCTTGTTGGTATAACGAGACTCAACACTGAATCCAACACCAGTGCCGCACATCAGAACATACATGATTTCGTCAAAAGACTTTGGGCTGTCAATAACAACGTATGAGCAATTGTACCCAGCAACCTGATCCTTTTCAAGAGCAGGACCAGCAGTCATCAAGCAACGCATAGAAGGCATGACTTCCAAGTTCAAAATTGCATTGCGGATATCTTCCCAAGGCACCTTCTTATTGTTGTTGGTGCGCTTTTGGAAAAATGAAATGTAACGATCGACCGTCTCGCTCCATGTTTCGCGACGACCAAGTGCATCATTGAAACGTGCATAGCGCGAAATATGGATATAGTCTTGATAAATGCTAGGGAGTCTTGTTGACATGTTATGCCTCTGTTGTTAGTTCTTTTGTTAGTGGAAAAATTTTAGCGATTACTTCTGCGCAAGCCTTAGCAATCTCCATATGTTCTTTTTGTGTGCCGTTTGCGCATCTGAGCTCTATATAGTGTATCCATGAGCGAAGAGTTCCGTTCATGTACATGCGGGACTTTGTGAGTCCTTCAGGAAGAACTGCACGAGCAACTTCCTTAGCAATACCATTATCGATAGCCCACTTATATGTTTCTCTTGCTTTTTCAATAAGTTCACGCTGCGCAACATACCATGCATACTGTAGATCGCTATCTGCGCCTTCGATACTATTCTGTCGATTCTTAAGATCTTGCAACCTGCAATCGCGATACTCAAAGTCTAGATCCTTAACTGGATCTGCATAACGCTGCGAAAATTCTTGGAAAGAAAAGCTGCGATGACGTAGAATCTGACGGGCAATATCGCGAGTCGTTTCAATCTCAAGGCATGCACTTACCATCTCAAGAGGTGACCAGTGCTGATGTTTAACAAGATACTTGATCAATTTCTCTGAGGTTTCTATGTTCAATTGATTGGCAGGATTAGAAACTCTTGCGCAATATGCAATAAGTTCCTGCGGTGTCTTAATATATTCAGGCAATTCAACTGCCTGTGAGCAACTAATCAATCTCACTTTCATATTATACTATTCCTCTGCGTATTTTACAAATTGTTTTGCTGAATTTTTCCAGCTAATATTTTTAACTGTTGAGTGTGTATCTGTTCTTTTGACTGTTAGGCAATTAAGAACGGCAGTTAACAAGTCACTATCAACGTATCCATTTTTTCCATCAATAATCTGGTCGATTGGTCCGGTTACAGGATAAGCGGCAACAGGAGTTCCGCATGCCATTGATTCAAGAACTACAATTCCATAGGTGTCTGACTTGCTAGGGAAAACGAAAACATCTGCATTTTGGTAATAAGAAGCCAACTCTTCACCAAACTTATATCCAACAAATTTAATGTTAGGATATTTCTTTTGCATCTTTTCTTTTTCTGGTCCATCGCCAACCACGATCTTATCAAATTCATATCTTCCATAAGAATTGGGCAATTTGCAAAAGTCTTCAATGTTCTTTTCTTTGCTCACTCTACTGACAAACAATAGAGTTTTTCTTGTAGAATCTTTTCTATTTGTAAACTTGAAATGTTCATCATATCCTTTCCCGAGAACAACACTGTTCCAGCGGGAATTTTCTTTAGCATTAGATTTGGAAGAACACATTACAAGCTTGGAGTTTTTATGGAACCAATCGAAATACCACTTAGTCATCCAAACAGGAATTCCATACATCTTATTGATGAATTCAGGAAACTTTGTGTGGTATGCACTGGTGTATCGTATCTTGGCTTTCTCCAAAACTCGACGAGCTTGCAACCCAAGCGGACCTTCTGTTGCAATATGGAACTTTGTGTTATAGAAAAACAAATTCATATTCGTGAGTAAACGATCTTCCATATTCTTATAAGAACACTGTGCGATATCAATTCCCTTATAGAAAGGGAAAGCAAAGTTCTTGAATAGCCCAGGATGAATAACTTCCACTACAGTAGAAGTATTCTTAATGATATTCTTATAAGTTGTCACCACACCATTAACTTGAGGATCCCAAGCATCGGTGATGATTACTATTTTTGTTGCCATTTAATGATTTCCCAAGTTCCATCATAATTTTCCACAAGAGCTGTGCAGCTTTCTACCCAGTCTCCATCATTCATATAGACAACACCACCTATCTGCTTTATGTCAGCTTTATGGATGTGCCCACAGATAATTCCATCTGCTTTTTTATTCTTGCAGTAAGATGCAATTAATTCTTCAAAGTCAGAAACATACGAAACTGCTTCTTTGGTCTTATTCTTTAGATATGCGCTAAGACTCCAATATGGCATACCGACTTTACGTCGGAACCAAGCAAGTACTTCATTTAGCGATAGAAGAAAATCATAAGCCACAGCACCAAGGTGATAGAGAAATTTTAACTTGCCTTGTAAAGCAGTGTCGAACATATCACCATGGCATACAATGTATTCTTTACCATCTAGTCCATGATGACGATAGATGTTCTTAATCTCGATATTGCCAAAGGTCAAATCATAAATCATAGTTTCACGAAGTGCTTCATCATGATTGCCAGCAATGTATACAACATGAGTGCCGCGCTTTGCTGCAGTTAAAATTCGACGAATCACATTAGTGTGTGATTGATGCCAATAGAACTTTTGGCTCAGTCTCCATCCATCAATGATGTCACCAACAAGATAGAGATTTTCTGCTGTGTTCTTCTTTAAGAAGTCACACAGTTCATCTGCTTTACAACCCTTTGTGCCAAGGTGTACGTCTGAGATGAATATTGAACGATATGCGGTTATTATACTTTCTTCCATCCTACAAACCTCAATTTAGCTTCTAGACCTGTGAATGTATTTGCATCGATCATAACTTTAATGTCTTCAACACCCATACCATTCTGAATCATCTCATTTATATCTTTCCCTGGAGCATCCTCAGGAAATAGACATACAGTATAATCGCCTTCGATTGCTCGAGAAATCTGTTTTACAATTTCTTTATTTCTCGGCTCATTGTCATAAACAAGAACACAATTAGAATCTTTCAAATACTCAGCAACGCTGCATAGATTACTATCGCCACTGGCAATACTGTTAGGAACAAAGAACGAATCAAATTGCCCCTCAAGAACATAGACTGTTTTATTGGCTTGCAACCTGTGCAAGCCGAACAACTTTTTCTCATCGGTCAATTTCACCGTGCAATAGCGAATATTTGTCTTCCCCAATGCTCTCCCAGCAACGTTTGTTATATCACCTTTTTCATTGGTGTAAAACAAAATTATTCTGGGATCGTTGGGAACGTCTTCTTTACCGTGTTCAGGGAAGGCTGCATCTAGAAAGTCTTTGAAAGAGTCATGATAGAATATCTCTTTCCAATGTTTCTTAGGAATCCCCCTGCTCTCTATATATTTGACCGCAGGGTGTTGTGGGTCAAGTTTATCAATACTTTTTAGTTCTATAGTATCGAGATTAATCTTATTTTTTAAGACTTCAGAAGGTTTTGGTCCTGCTAGATTAAATTTCGGCTTTTCATAGTTCGAATGACCGCTGTCCCCGTTAGTATAGCGTTCAAGAACATACTCGCGATGTATATTGGTATCAACATATTTTAGAAACTTTGAGAAAGTGGTGCCTGTGTGGCAATTGTGACATAGAAAAAAATAATCATTACCTTTACGGAATATATAGCCTCTGGCTTTTAGTTTATTCTTCTTGGAGTCGCCACAGATCGGGCATCGGAAATTGAATAAGTCTTGGTTCTTCTGAGCGAATCGCTCCAGTTGAGAAGAGACTAGTAATAGGAATTTCCTGTCAATGTAAACGGACATAATAAACTCACGATAGAATAGGTTTAACTACTATTCTACCTCTTTTCTAGGTTAAAAGCAAACTATTTCAGGAATTCAGCAGCCTTGGATAGAAGGAAGCCGACAACAGCAGCACCACCCATCATTTGCCAACGCCACTTGTCGAGGCTTTCAATCTTGCTGTTCATCTTGCTATTCTCTGCATCTCTCGATACACTCATTTCATTTCTGAGTGCTTTAATTTCATCCATGATTTTGGTTTCCGTATCTTGAATTTTACGGTAAACCTCGCGAAGATCATCATTAGTTTCGTTTCTACGATCTTCCATTAGGATCTGTACCTTGCTTAATGTTTCATCGAATTTTCCGTATATAACATTAAAAAATGATACTTTTTCTCTTAGCGCGCCGACTTCAACTTTCAAATCATTAATATCGCTGTCCAAACGTACTAGTTTTGCGTTGTCGAAATCTGCCATTTATTTTATCTCTCTATTAGACCACTGGATCCACCTTCATCAGATGGAGGAGATGTAGACTCAGATGGCGTTACACCATTGTCTCTATTTATCTTACCAACAGCAATTTGCTGATCCTTTATCCAATTTTGCAACGCAGTTAACCTTTCTGCGTTGGCTGCACACGTTCCGTAGTTTTCGACGACGGTTGCGAGGGCTTCAGTGTCTTTAATTTCTGAGGAGGCTCCATCAGCTGCGGCGGTGGAGTTGGCATCACGACCCTCTGCTGCGGAATCATGGACGTGCACCCAACCAGAAGACAACTCACAATTAGAAGGGACTTCTTTAACGATTTCAACATTTTTAGTTCTCCACTTGGTTACATAAACAATACGATCCACGTACTCAGTTATAATTTTTTCATTAACAGTATTCTTTGCCTTTTCATAAGCTGCTTGCAATTCTTGGTATTGTGCGATTGATTGAGCCTTAAAAAGTTTTAACTTATCATTACCTACCTGCAAACCTTTCATATATCCGTAACCGAATATACCACAGATTACAAGAACTGCAATTAAAATCTTATATGGAAACGGAATCATGTTTAACATTAGTCGTGCTCATATCCATGGGTTTTGATTGTCATATATCTCTTTGGGTCTTCGTTAGAAGCAACCATATGATGGTACGCATGAATCTTAGCAGGACCACGATAATGCGTCATATGATATGTCGTCAAATATGGATGAGTTCCAACTTCAATTTTATATGCACCAGGACCATGTTGAGTTACATCAAATTTAGATTCAGAACCCATTCTCATTGCCATGCGATGACTGTCAAAAGTGGGATGCTTGATAATAGCATTAAACTTGGCTTTGCCCAAACCCTCTAATGCTTCCTTACCAGTAGCATAGTGGGTTTCTTTGTGCTCTTCAGCCAAAAAATGCTTGAATGTTTTCACTCGTTGCAATTCCATCTTCTCAATGATGCGGCTTTGCGAGTTGGGCGACCCTTCTCATCCTTCATTGGTCCTGGCATTCCACTCATACGAGCACAGAATGACTTACGACGTTTTGCTGCTTTACTGCCAGGCTTTAGTTTGCTTGGTGGAGTTGTTACAGCCGTCTTTATACCGTAGTGCTTAGCACCCTTTGGAGTCAAACCAGCACCTGACTCTGTTGAGCGAAAATAACCTTTGTTATCTGCTCCACGTTCATTAATAGTTTCTTCTTTTACTGGAACGCAGTTAGGAACTTTTCTGCCATTTTTGTCTTTCATTCCAACGGCAGTGTAACCTTTCCAGCAAGCATTCTTTAGATTGCCTGTTGGTTTCTTAACTTCTGATAAAAAGGACTTGAATGTTTTCATTTATTCGCACCAAGACTTCTTCTTGTCGCCAAAGTATTCTCTGGCGAAACCATTTTTGACTAATTCAGCTCTCAGGCTCTTTCCGTCTACATTGACGTCACCTAGAACTCGACCGCCGAATTTGTCCCATTCTTTAATATCAACAGTTACGACTTTACCCTTTAAAAACTTCTTGGTAAATTCTGTGGCTGCTGCTCCACGCTCTGCCTCTGCTGGGCAGCTGGCTCTTCCACCTTTTTCTGGAGTATCTACTCCGTAGATCCGTATTTTTAATTTATCACCCAATTCTACTGGGAGCCACTTTACTTGCACTTCAACAGTATCACCATCGACAGCACGTGTGACTTTCCAAGGATATGGATTGGCAACGGCTGTCGTGGCTACTGTTAGTAGCAATAATGCACTAACTAACTTTCTCATAGATATTTGTCAACTTCATTTTCAATTTTTACAACCCATGCTGGTTTTGGTACATACCAACCAATTAGAGCGCCAACAACAATCCCAACAATTAATGTAAACATTTTAATCCTTTTTCTTTGGTGCAAACTTCTCTGCGACAGTTGTTCCTAGACCAGCTAGGACAATAGTCATCATAGAACTATACATAAATTCTTCAATAGTCAATTTCCAAAACAAATTGGCTACAAAAGCCATTGCAACTAACAACGTTGCGACGAATGTAATCACGCGCTTAGAAGAAATCGAGCCGTTTTCTCCGTCTGCAAGCATAGATTTAATGTTACTCGAGAATGACATTTTAATCTCCTATGCTAACTTTTACTTCTCTATTTAGGTTTCTGTGTCCTTACAGATTTTCAACAAAGTTAGGTAAATTCTATCAAGTTAAATGTGCCCCACAAATCCAACTTTGTTGCGTTGTCGACTCTCTTGGCCATCAATGTTAGCAAGGTTCCTGGTGTAGCCGTTCCCGTTCCGTTTAAATCTGTATGAACACTGTCTCCGCCCTGAGTTGTGCCAATAATAATACCAGAATGCACCATAGTGCACCCACTAAAACTGGTTACTGTTGTGCCATTTTGACTGCTGTACCAGTCAGTATAAAATCTGTATTCTAACCTCGTGCCGACTGATGTAAAAGATGGCACTGCTGCTCCACCAAATGTCAAAGGACCCAACCACCATTCATACACAATAGTACTCGCAGTGGCGTTATTATTTCCTAATTCATAATCTTCTAACTCAGCGAGTTGCGAAGTACTAATGTCAGCCTTACAACGTATGCTCATCATAGGGACCATAGCATCTGATTCAATTGTCCATCCTCTATGCACATTAATAGCATGATTATTAAAAGAATAGTGCAATCCAGGTTTATGATCTTGGTAGACTGTACCAGTAACTGGAAAGGGATTGTCAGCAGTGACAATATCGCCAGCATTTTGTATTTTTGTTGTTAATACAATACTATCAGTAACATTAGATTTTGTGTTTGCATTAAATAGATAAGACATTAGATACTTCCGTTAATTAAGAAAAGAACTCTAGTCCTTTGCCTTGTGGTGGGGTGAACTGTATACCGTAGTTGTTGCCATTATTGACATTTCCGTTGGATGTTAGTGCCTTCCAAACGCTGGCTGTTCCCGCAAAAAAGTCTTTAATTGTGCAATAACTTAGGCTAACTGCAGTAGAATTAGACTTTGAAATAGTGTAGGTGCTACCAGAAGTCGCACTTTGTATGGTCAGTCGGAAACTGGAAGTGCCAGTACAATTAAATGTGCCAAATGTGAAGGTTTTTCCTGCTTCAAACGACATTGTTCGTGTTGATGTAACTGTATGCGTGAAGTTTTCAATGGTTCCGCCATATCTGTATGTGGTGTTGCCTGAAGTGCTAACAACAACATTATTAAAATTGTAAGTACCAAAATACAAACTAGTATCTAGCAAATTTGTTGCTGTTATTGTAGACGTTCCAGGATACAGTGTGCCGCTATAAGTAACAGGTGTATAAAAATAAAATCCTCGAGTGGTTACACTACTACTCTTCAGATACATCAAAGCAGCGCCAAAGACAGGAGAAAATAAGAAACCTGCAACATCTATAGTTTTATCATTACTGTCAAATGTTCCACGATATACATATATACCGCATGTGACTTCGCCAACGGTTGTTGCAGTAAGATTATCGTTTAACACATAAGTTGCAGCGCCTTCACATGCATAGTATGCAGCATCACCATTAAATCCATTGGTTGTTATGTATTGTGTAACACCTGTTCCACCTTTAAGGTGAAATCCACCCTGGGCTCCAACTCCCGAAGTCATTAAAGATGTCATGGTGGCGCTGAGTGTCAAATCTCCATATATGTAAAGAGGATCAAGTGATACAAATGATATTCTACTCGAAGAACCAGTAAAATCTAAATTTTTAAAATGACCTATAATTTGCACAGTTGGCTGTGTAGTTTTGATGTAAAGACTTATTGCTTTGGATTCTGCCCCGCCTGCACCGTTGCCGTGATAGTAATTTCTCGTTCCCGTACCTACCCCACTAGTTTCTACCCTGGAAGTACCAGTGTAGGAAAAATTAGTAATAGTTGGACAATTCCAAAGTGTTGCTGTACCAATACCTACTCTTGACAGTACAATTTTTCCCGTAGTACCAAATGCGATTACTCTGGTCGCAGTATCATTTGCCTGTGTAAAAAGACCAGTAGTAAATGTAAAGTTGTTTAGATCCAAAGTACCGCTGTTCATGGTAAATGTCAGCGTATTGGTCATGGTAAATGCACCTTGCAGTTGGATACTTGAAGTGCTGCCAGACAGTGTGCATGCACTTGTTATAGTTTTTCCATTTGTTGTCACGTTACTTACACCAGCAAAGAGTGTTGTATTACTGAGGGTGCTTACGGTCATTGTAGAACTGAAAGTTAAATTACCTTCAATTCTTCTATTAGATGTGCTGGAAAATGTTCCGCTAAATCCAGTAAAGTCAAGATTTTTAACACAAGCATAACTAGACGACACAGCATTTAATGTAACAGTATTTGTTCCTGCATTGACTTTTACGTTATAAATTGAAGAACCACTTGGCATCAGACCAGCCATTGCCTGAGACATGCTTATGGCTGTGGTTGATACTCCCGCAGTACTAGTAAATTCTACATTACAAGAACCTGAAGCATATGCATAAGTTCCAGTGTTACTATTTACACCATCAAAATCTTTCCATACAGTAGTGTCAGCACCTGTAACGATTATTTTACCGGTAGTTCCAAATATTAATCTATATGAATTCGTTGGTTGGATTTGTGTTAGATCTACACTGTGTGTTGTTAAAGTTTTGCCGTTTAAGTTTAAATTTACACCATTTAATAAATTAAATATTGCAGTAAAACCGCCGCTTGGAAAATTGGATGAAAAAGTTAAATTATCATTTAGTGTAAGTGTGTAACCACTATTATCATCAGCTAATAGAAAATAACCCGAAGGTATAGAAACTCCATTAGTAGTGATAGAAGCGTTTTTTGTGAGAACATATGTTATAGAACTTGCGCCCGAAAAAGAAAAATTAGTTGCAGGTAATGTTACATTACCTGTAATAAAAAAGTCTCCCGCACTTAAAGTCATAGCACCATCTAACGAGCCAATGGTTAAGTCTTGACATTGTGGATCAACAGCAGTAACTGTAAAAGAACTGGTTCCCGTGTTTGAATTGGCGTCAAAAACAACATTGTCTGAAGATGTTGGAACACCTGCATTACCTGCACCACCAGAACTAGCTGCCCAATTTGTGGTTGTAGTACTATCCCATGTGCCGCTTCCACCTACCCAGTAATAAGTAGCCATCTATTAGACCTCTGGTTCTTCTTCTGGCGGTGGTTCAGGATATTCTGTTGTCAATTCTATCACCCAATTATCAAACCTTGCCTGCATCATGGCTTCTAGTTCTTGCTCAGTATAGGTGTGGTCATCGGGAAGATTTAGTGCATCATCCAGTGTGTATGTACCATCAGTCTTAGTAAAACGTATTTGCATGTTTAGAATCCGAAAACAGTAGCGATTAATTGCCACTTGGTGGCTGTAGAATTATAGATAAATCCGATATAATCATATTTATTGCTGCCACTTGAAACTGATGGGAGTGTTAAATCCGTTGACCCAGCAAATACAGAATTCCAGCTAAAGGTTTGTACATTAGTTGATTGCAGTCTTATCATCAACTTTTGACCATTAGCCAATGTTCCTGTCGGTGCATTTATTGTCAATGTTCCTACAGCTTGTGTATTTGTTTGAGTTGCTAATTCAGTAGTATCTGCGTTGATGGTGATTGATGTGGCATCAGAATAATTAATAACCTTCACTCCCCAAGGAATACCTTGAGATCCCTGAAATCCTTGATTTCCTTGCGCTCCAGTGACCCCCTGAGATCCCTGAGAACCAGTTGCACCTTGAGATCCCTGGGATCCTTGGACGCCTTGAGCTCCAGTAACACCTTGAGCGCCTTGAGCACCACGCAAATTCCCAGAAAGTATTTGATCTAATGGAAATGACATATTAAATTATTCTCCAACCATTTCGATATAACAATTGCACACCACCATTATCTATTTGTAGAATAAATCCACCAACATCATTGTCTACTGTTCCAGAAACAGTTATGGGGTTTATTGATGCATTTCCTGATTCATCTTTAATCGAAATTATTCTTCCTGTATTTGCTGTTGCAGGTAAAGTTATACTGGTTGGTCCTGCATAATTAACGCCAATATACCAATCAGAAGTAGTCACTGTATACGTTGCTGTTGTCACAGAAGTAGTATTTACTTCACCATATCCAGCTGGTCCTCTAGGACCAAGAGTTGCAGCAACCTGCCATGTTTCTATTCCAGGATTTCCGTTATACACAAGCTTAATAATAATTCCCTTATTATTGCTTGTCATATCGTCAGAAATGCCTTCAATGGTAGAACCATTTCTAGCAATTGTTATAGGATTTACAGACCAATCAGAACCATCCATAATGGTTACATCTTGCCCAGTAACTGGAGATGCAGGAAGTGTGATTGTTATTGCACCAGCAGAAGTATCTCCAATAATTCTATCGCCAGTTGATGCTGTATAGTTTGCTGTTTTTAAAATCCAGGGATTTATATTACCAACATCATCAAGTCTAAATGCTCCACGAGTCCAACGAAGAACTCTTCCTTCAGCATATGTCGAAGAATCGAAGTCATCGGTAGCGCCGATTCTGACCACACCAGTACCACCACCACCCATTGAGAGAGTTCCCAATCGAGCCATGATATTTGCGATTTGTTTCTTTAGAGCATTTAGTTCGCTGTTTTGCAGCTTAGAACCTAAAGTTTCTTCTTTATCTTCCTTATCAGTAAACTTAGTATTTGATATTGCGTTTACTGTTTGTTTGATTAGGTCTTCTCTATCAACACCACGAATTTGATCTACTCCAGTTTGAGCAACATCTGGAGATGGAGGTATAATTGCTTCTACAACTGGTTCTGATACTTCTTCAACAACAGGTTCTGGAACTATTTCTACGATCGGTTCTGGTACTTCTTCCACAACAGGTAGTTCTTCAACCACCTCATTTTTCTTGTCAATAATTGTTGGGACTTCAGGCTCAACAAAGCCAAACATCATCTTAGATAATCTTTCTTCTTTTTCTATAGACTCGAGCAATGCTGGATCAATAGGCTGACCCAACATCTTGGCGAACTTGACAAGCATTTTCTTTTCATTCAAGCTTTTCATAGTTTTTATGAGTTGGAGAAACTGGCATCTGCAGATGCCAGTTCTTTTCCTCTTACACCCCTGCGAGTTATTTACCTGATGATAGAATCTTCAACGCCTTTTCATAGTGCGCTTTTCTTTCTTCAAGACCGATTGTGCCACCATTAATCTTCTTAGTCATACCAAGAATATCACCCTTATCTGCAAAGGCATTTAATCCATTTGCGTTCCAGAACCAAAGAGCAGATTTAAATGCTCCTTCTAGAGTAATTAGGTAATCTGGATTAGCAATTAGGTCTACACCAATTGACTTTCCACACTTGGTGTAGTTATCTTTACCTGTTAGCTGAATGAATCCGCGACCACGGAACTTCCATCCATCGCCTGAGGCAACCGGACCATTTCCCATTCTGTCTGCGTATACGTTGTTAGCAATTAGCTCAGGCTTGCGCTGAATCTGATTTGCTAGAGCATTTGGCTTGATTGGCTTAATTGCATTTCCCTGCGCATCTTTCTCAGCAAAACGCTTTGGCCAAGTTCCTGCTAGACCTGCAGCACCATAGTTTAAGTTCTCTACGACAGCGCAGAAGTTACCGGATTCATGACCACACTGAGAAATAAATGCCGATTGTCTGTTACGATTTGCAAAATTAGTTTCATCAGTTAGTGATGCTAGGGCAACATTGAGTTGCTCAACTAGAGCATCTAAACCTAGTTTTGTATTCTTAGCGTTAGGTAAAATTTCAAGTAGTTGTTCTTTCGTTAAGGATGTCATAGTTTTGGCTTCCTTCTTCTTAGCATTTTTGTCATGTTTTTCTTATATCGATTTACTTGCAGAGCATAAGCATCTGTTGGGTTGGTTAGAGAAGGAACTGATCCACCACCAACACTCATTGTGGCATCTTCTGCTACTTTAGATTTCTGAGACATTCTATTGCACCTGTATCTAGTTGAATATCATTCGTTATTATGTTCTTACCTTTTATCCCATAAACAATCTTAGGAAGAAAGTTTAAGAACATTAAGAAGGGTTTTAATATTTTATAATCTTCTTCATCTAATTTGAAGAAGAGAATTCTAGTTGCTGCCTCAACGCCAAACACATTGTAAAGAATTACAAGATGGTTTAGTATGAGTCGTTCTTTAAGAACACCACTTGTATCATACTTGGTCAGCAATCTTTTTATGTAGAGGATTCTGTTTATGTCTTCTTCAAATTCACTCATTACTGCATTTGGTTTATCATAAACTTTCGCAGCATACAGCATAAAATTGTTATCATTTAAGTCATCAAACATAGATTAATCGTCTGCTGAGCGACGAACTTGTCTCAAGTATGGTGACACTAATTGTCTTTGTTCGACTTCATCAGTTTCAATATCCATATTCAAAACATCATCTAAACCATCACTATCAACGAATTGAGCATAGGCATCATAGTGCCCCTTATCATCTTGATCAATCATAATGCAAAGATACAAATCATCGTCTGCTTTGTATACGATCTGCTCATCAAAGCCTGTTGGGTGCAGCTCGGGAAGAATAACGCCGAAACGTTCTAGAATTCCACGAACTGTTTGCACCACAAGGTATGCAGTAGAGAATTTCCCATTAACGAGTTCATCGAAATGAGAATTGATTACATCTACTGCATCATCTTGATCAATCATTTGTCGATTCCTTATAGATTTTCACATGGTCGGCGACTTGATTGGTATGGGTTCTTCTTGTTCCAGTACCCTTTCCCTTGATGCCGCCACGGAAAGTCTTGAATGATTGAGATTGCTTTGCTGCGATTGCATAGTTTTCTTTAGTCATTTCGCGATTAGCTGTATATTCACTTCTTGGTTCTGGCTTTCTACCAGCATCTGAGAAAGGTGATTTATATTGATTAGACTTTCTTTTAGCAGCAGGACCTAAATTTTGCTGAGTTCTTGCTTTCGTTTTTGCTCTAAAATCTGCAATCTGATCTTCAGCTGACTTAGACTTAGGTGTAAAAGCTCTCTTTATGGCATCGACTAAACCTTCGTTTAGCTCACCATCCATATAGTTAGCTGCGGTTACGATATAGTCCTCAGCAAGAGTAATCTTGCTTTGAACCCACTCAGGAAGATTTGTATCTGGCTTGAGCATGTCATGGAGCTTTTGAGCATTTGCGATTACGCTCTTAAGCTGCGACATTGCCATATCACCTTCATAGTCGTACTCACCTTTATTTTTGACTTCTTCGCTGATGCCGTGTTTTTTCTTTAGTGCTGCAAGTGCTTTTTCATATTCATTATTAGTCTTTGGTTTAGTTGGTTCTGGTTCTTTGGGGTGATCATCCCTTTCATAACGATTAACTACATCACCGCAGTTTGTGCATTTTAAATGAGCACCATAAATATCTTTTTCTACATATTTTCCTTTTTTACATTCTTGACATTTCGTATAAGATCTATCGTCATTATACGCTTCTTCTTTTATATTTTTATGAGGAACATGAACATCAAGACCTTCATCGCCGTGCCATGCTTGTGGACGAACTATTGCATGAGTTGGTGTTACTTGCACAACTTTACCACCATCAAATGACATTGGTTTGCGAGTGTGTCTGGCTGTTCCAGCAACAGGCTCATTAAACTTCACACGTTGGCCAACCTTAACATTGCTTTCTTTAACAGACTTCATGCTAGCAAATGGATTGCTGTTATCTTCAGAATCTTTGTCTAATTGCTCTTTTGCCTTACGCTTTTCTTCTTCTTTCTTTGCTTTTCTTGCACGCTCATGTTCTACATTAGCGTTAGCAGCACTTAGCGCATAAGGAATCATTTCAGAAATTGCAGATTCTAGTAACTTAACAGAATGAACTGTTGCGCCATACTTGTTGTCAAGCGAGTCTGCCTTTTTATGCGCAGACTTTGAGCTTGTGTGATAACTCACAACATTCCCACCACGAGTTACTGCGTGAGTGTGTTCAGGCTTACGAGTTGCTTCGTCGATGAATGTCTTAAATTTCATTTCTCATCCTTATGGCTCTTAGCGCCCTTTCTCTTCATCCACCATGCTAGTGCAAATGGATTGTCGATCTCAGAATGCTTCTTCATTGCCTTAACAGTTCCTTCCCATCCAGGAGGTGCCATTTCAGCGATTGGTGTCTTGTGCACTGAAGCTCTTTTACCAGAGATACTTAGCTTGTTTGCTACGTTGTGTGCATGACCTGCAGAACCAAATGTCTTCCACTTCTTTCCATCGATATGAACATCATGTGGAGTTTGGTCGTGGTGCGCTGGTCCTGATGGAGTCTCATGAGCTAGTTCGTGTTCTAATTCACGGCTCTTGAATGCGCGCTTTGAGTCTTGGAATGGATCGTGTGTCTTGTCATAAGCACTTCCGAAAGCTTTGCGTCCTTTATATCCTTCTTCAACTGTTTTGCTAGCAGCTCTTTTTGCTCTTCTAGCAGCTTCTTCTTTTTCACGAGTAGCTTTCATTCTAGCTGTGGCTTCATCGCTAGACATACCTTTACTAATGCGCTTTGCCTGTCTTTGAACTTCACTATGGCGCCACTCATCAAGCTCGACTTCTTCTCTTACTCTATGCGCGGCGAGAACTTCTTTTTCTGCTTCTCTTCTAGAATCAAAACCTACGGAATTGAATTTAGTTTTGTGGTGCTTTGCATACCACTTACCATTACCTGGTGACGCCTCATCATCAATTCCAGTTTCGCCAATTTCTTTTCCGTTATGGAAAACTGGCTTGGATTTTAGATTAGCCTCATCAAGCTCGACTTCTTCTTTTCTAGTCATAAGTTTGATTTTATCAATAGGGCGTCTTCCTGCAGGAGCAGGTTTTTGAGCATTGCTGGCATCATCAATTCTTTTTTGTAGTCCAGGATTTAGTGCTTGCGCAGAAGTTGGCTCATAAACTCTACGATAGTTGAGGTCTTCACCCATGCTTCTAAGATGATCTTTGACATCATTTTTTGTATAGTCCGGGCTAATCTTAGAAATACGACGAGCGTACTTATTAGTATTTGATTTAGCACGGTTTGTCTTGCTTAGAGCATCTTTGATGCGTCTTGCTGTTGGAGTTAATGCAGCTTGAGCAGCTTCTAGGCTGTGGCGTGAATTGACCTCATCAATCTGCTCGACTTCTTCGTTCGTATTTACAGATTTTACACCTTTGTTATGGTACATTTTTTCTGTTGGCGCACCTTTGCTTAGCAATTTTTTGCTTCTATCTTTTAGACGTCTTTGCACAGTAGGATTATCCGACCCAACAGTAACATCACGACCTTTATCAAACGCATTAGCATTCTTAGTTGCAGTTGCTAGGTTCTTTTTCATCACGCTGCCAGGTTTTTTAAACCCAGTTCCGTTGAAAACTTGAGTCCATCTTTTGTGAAGATAATTATCTAATGTACCAATACTTACTTCATCAACCTGCTCGACTTCTTCTTTCTTCACACCACGCATTCCCTGTTTGGCAAGATTTTTAGCAACATTACCAATTTTAATCTTATTGCCAAACTTGTCTTGATGTGGCTTTGCTGGTTTTGCATTATCAAACGGAACTGATGATTGAGCATGATGCATATAATCACTCATTCCACCATCATCTTCATCTTCAGCCTTACGCTTCATCGCACCTTCATTAAGCTTCGTGACTTTTTGAATAGGAACAATGCTTATGAGCGGTGCATAAACACCACAGACAGGTGCCTTGATGTGCACATGTCCTTCCTTGATATTCATTACAGTTCCGGTTACTCTGGCTGAGCCTCTTATGCCTACAACCTTATCTCCGATCTTTATTTCGCTCATTTCAGTTTCCCTTCTTGTGCTTGGCGCGTAGTGCTTTAAAGTCTTGCGCTGTTAGTTTACCATATGGCTTTGCAACGTCTAGTGCTGTTTGATTGCCCTTTAGCTCTTCATCAACAGCAATACTGTGCAATCCACCTGTCTTAATTCTACCCTGAGACTTAACAGCATTCACGGCACCACCAGCAGTGCTTGTGTTGTGACCAGTGATACTTGTACGACCACCAGAACCAACATTCATACCGCTACGGCTTCCACCCTTGGCATAGTATTCTTTCTGACGCTCTATATTCTGGCGACGCACTTTCTGTGCTGGAGTTTCATCTTTTGGCTCAGCCTTTGGAGCTGCTTTCTTCTTTGCACCAAAGCTTTGAGCTAGAGCTGCCATTGGCGATTCTTTTGCCTTTGGTGCTGCTCTACCTGCTCTCTTTCCTACTGCTGCAGAAGTTGGGGCTGGTTCAGCCTTTGGAGTTTCCTTTCCTGCCTTCTTATCACGGGCTTCTAGACGAGCTCTTGCAGCTGCACTTAGTTTCGATCGATCAATAGCCTTACCGAATCTTCCTTCATTAATCTGCTCAGCATCTTCTTTTAGAGCCTTAACAGGTTGCCACAAAGGATTTGAAGGTACGAAAGGAGTTTCCCAACCACCTGTGCCGTGATTTTTTGTTGCGGCTGTTGCTAGTTTTTTAGCATGTTCGTCATCTTTTGCGTGTACATGAACTTCAAGAGTTCTTGATGGACCTCTCCAACCTGCTGCAGCTGTAGGATGCTGTGTCATGTAAACAGCATGGGTTGCAGGCTTGTCGCCATGAGCTTTAACAACGGCTTTAACTTCGTCAATTTGCTCGACCTCTTCTGCAACGCCATGCAATTTCTTAAACGCACTTAATGCTTTTCCGTATTTCTTACCCTTTGCGTGATATTTTCCTAAAGAAGGATCAGCCTTAATATCTCTTTTTAGAGTTGGATTTGGAGTCTTGTTGTTTTCAGCACCAGCATCAAACGCACGAAGACGGTCACTAGCACGATGTATTCCTTTGTATTTTTTAGAGTCATAACCCCATTCTTTATTGTACCTAGCCTGTGCAGTTTTTGTTTTTTTACTATTAGCACCATTATAAACTTGACTTCTTTCTACTTTAGAATCAGCGTCATGACGCTGATCTACTCTTTGTTTTATATAACTTTTTATAGTGCTTTGCTTTAGTTCATCAATCTGCTCGGCTTCTTCTTTGGCTAATCTTGATAATGCTCTTTCTACACCCTTATCGCGAGATTTATCTCTACGCACTTCTTTCTTACCACCTATTGCATTACTAATTTCTCCGTGGGTTGCCTTTCTGCGCTCTGTTCCTGCAATATAGCCATAAGCTTGTCCAGCTTTTGACACTCTTTTGCCTTGGTCCCAATATGCCTTTCCGACATAACTACTTAGAGTCTTCTTCGAAAGTTCATCAAGCTGTTCTGCATCTTCTTTCACAAAGTGATTAGGAACATTAAGATTCATAACTCTCTGAACCATATCGCTTTCGATAGGCTTTGTATCAGCAAAGTCTCTGACCTTGGTTGGCTGCTCTTGCATAATCTTATTTGCAATTTCAGCAATTGACTTGTTTGTTTTGTCGCTTAGAGTGTTTGACATCTTAGATACCCTTTCCTGTAGAAGTAAGTTTCCAACTTAGTTTTTTGTGTTTATCGACTAAATCTTGTAGAAAATTTGAGAGACCTGGCTCATTTGCAGATTCAGCTAATCTGTAACCAGCAATTAAACCTTGAATAATTTTTTCATTATCTGATAGTAGATCGTTTACCATTTGCTGTGGTGCAACGACACCTGCAGCTTCTGTTAGAGAAGTCATTGATAGTAATTGTGAGAGCGCAGTTGGAGCATACGCACCAAGAGCACGAATCTGTTCAGCAATAGGATCTAAATTACCAAAAACTTCTTCGTAAATCTCTGAGAAGAAATCATGGTACTGTGGGAAATTAGAACCCTCAACATTCCAATGGAATGTGTGAGCCTTAAAGTAGAACACATAACCATCAGCAAGAATCTTCTTCATCTGAGTGACGAGTTCCATGCTAACATTCTCTTTTAAGTTTGTTAGACCCATCACCTTTCTTACTGCTTCAGCCACATTCTTTGTGCGCTTGTCGCTTAGTGAATAACTCATATTAATTTCCCTTTAATTTTTTGGTAAAGTCGCGAACCAAAGTTGATTCTGCTCTGTATGCTGTGATGGATGCTGCTGATGGATTTCCAAAATTAGCCACATCACCCTGCATCGCTAAACCAGGTGTTGTTTGGAATTTCTTTTTCTTCGTTACTGGCTTATCTTCATTATAGACAGGAGAGCCAATAGGAAGACTTGCAACACCAGTAGAACCTAATGCAACACTCTTTGTGTTACCATAGTCGCCTGGTGGTATTGATTGTTTCTTAATTACTTTTATTTCTGCGATTGTTCTCTCAGCAGAATTAAAACCTGCCACTGCAGTTCCACCGGACACATCCCCACAACTACATTTTCCAGTGCAAGATTTGCAAGTAGCTTTCTTGATAGCTCTATCAGCTTCTGAGTAAGTTCGTACCACATTGGATTTTTCCTGTCCTGGTGTTAAGGCGCGAATAAAGTCTGCTGTTGATTTTGTACCAACCTCCAGAACTCTCTCATCCATCCACTTCAATGCGGCAGCATTGCTTGGCTTCTTAACTAGGAAACCATCGACTGTTTCAGATAGTTCAATTAGCCAATTAGCAATTTCTTTCTTCTTATCTTCATTAACTGATAGTATGTTATTAGAGTTATCGTATAGTACGAAACCCTCAAACATATCAACATATGCGTGCATATTTGTTACTGAATTATTATACTTTCTTAAACGAACACTTTCATTAAAGGTCTTAGCACCCTTCATGATTCTTAGGTCGTTTCTCTTCTTTGATTCTTCTTCAGAAGTATGAACGTAAATCATTGCAGTATCATAACCCATTGATTCAAGGATTGCTTTTGCAACAATAATTTTATCTTTATTGTCAGCATTACCATTTACAATAATGGAAGGAAAGTCATTCAATTCTTGCATATCGGTTTGCTCTAGAATTGACTTAAACAACTTTTCTAGAGAGACTTCTTTTAGATTAGACTCGCCCAATACTGAATGGATTAAGAAGTCCTTACCACTTCCTGGACCACCAACTAGGAACAATGCCTTAAAGTTTGGTACATGGTTTTCAACATGCATTCCCTTTCTTACTGCATGGAAAAGGCTCTTAGCATGTGATTTGTTAGGCACACCTTTAGAAAATTCTGAGAAATTATTATTCTTGGCGTGATCTCTCATCTTGGATGCAGACATACCTTCAGCACCTTCTGCGTCAGGGTCACGATGACCTGCGGATACTACATTAATCTTATGGAAGTGATAGTCTTTTCCATTTTGCTTATGCAATAATTTGTGGAATTCGTCCACTCTATCAGAGCCAACAACCATCGTAACTTCTTTATGACCCTTTGCGGCTAAATGTTTCATAGCATCAATAGGTGTCTTTACGTCTGGGTGGCTTACAACATTTGCCTTTGGGAAGAATTTACGAAGAAAGCTGACCTTTTGTTCGTGGTGTAGTGGATTCTTCTTGGCTTCTTGAGTGTGCGATGGGAAAACATAATGTTCAGCACCATGTTCGTGTGCGTGTTGCACAACCTTGTCGACTAGTTTCTTGTGACCAGTCGTAGGTGGATTCATTCTTCCGAAAGTAAAAACTGCGTGCTTTGACATTATTTTCCCACACTTTGGGGTTAAGACCTAATATTATTTATCTATTCTTTGATTTTAAGAAATTCAATCTAGAGAATTCCTTACGATTAACAAGCTTAGATAAAATGCCCTTGTTCTGAATAACAAACCCTTCTGGGTTTGTTGGTGTGTCGCCAACTCTATGATTAAACTTAGTTTGGGAACGAGAAAGAGAATCAACTAAAGCATTTTTTGCTTTTTGTACGTGGTTATGGATCTTAAAGAAAGATTCAAGCTGTGGGTTATTCTCTTCTACGTTTTGGATATGTGCGTCTAGTTCTTTTTGTTTACCGAACTTCGACTGCATTCTCTTAAGCTTATCAATAGACTTACCATACTTATAACGCAAAAAATTCTTGTATCCAGAAACAGAAGGTTCTGATTCATTCTTAACAGTATCATTTACA